AACCAGCAACACCGCAACAGGCACACCGACTAAAAGAATTAGGTTATCAAGTGCGCAACGGTAAAACAAAAAAAGGTAAACAAAAATATAAAAAAATCCGGATGAAGGCCATTCGACAAAGTATGACACGTGGACAAGCCGGTTTAATTATCCGCATGATGGAAAAAAAACAAGGTATTGAAACAAGACGTGGCTTAACGTCTTACAAAATGGCAAAACGGCAATTCTTAGATGAAAACGAAAACCGCAATGCCGATATTATCACCGAAGAATTATTGAAAGGCTTTGAAAAGGCTGGATATCACTTACAGCCATAAAATAACCAAATTCTAATAACAACAATAAGAGGACAATAAAGAATGTTCCCATCTGTACAAATTAACGCTCTTAATCAGTTAAGTGGCGAAACTAAGGAAATCGAACGCCACGCCTTGTTTGTCGGCGTAGGCACCGTTAATCCAGGAAAGTTATTGGCATTAACGCCTGATTCCGATTTTGACAAAGTATTTGGCGAAACCGATACAGACTTAAAAAAACAAGTGCGTGCGGCAATGCTTAATGCGGGGCAAAACTGGTTTGCGCATGTTTATATTGCACAAGAAGACGGCTATGACTTTGTCGAATGTGTGAAAAAAGCCAATCAAACCGCCTCTTTTGAATATTGTGTCAATACCAGATATTTAGGCGTAGATAAAGCAAGTATTGGTAAATTGCAAGAATGCTACGCAGAACTACTTGCTAAATTTGGTCGTCGTACTTTCTTCATCCAGGCTGTACAAGGTATTAATCATGATCAATCTGATGGTGAAACATGGGATCAATATGTGCAGAAACTTACCACTTTGCAACAAACCATTGTCGCCGATCACGTTTGCCTTGTGCCTTTATTATTCGGCAATGAGGCGGGCGTATTGGCAGGACGTTTGGCAAATCGTGCCGTGACGGTGGCAGATAGCCCTGCACGGGTACAAACAGGTGCGTTAGTGAGTCTAGGCAGTGCCGAAAAACCGTTAGACAAAGATGGCAATGAGCTTACCATTGCGCATTTAAAATCACTTGAAACTGCACGTTATTCTGTGCCGATGTGGTATCCCGATTATGACGGTTATTACTGGGCGGACGGTCGCACGTTAGACGTGGAAGGCGGAGATTATCAAGTGATTGAGAACGTTCGTGTGGTCGATAAAGTGGCACGTAAAGTGCGTTTATTAGCGATTGCGAAGATTGCAGATCGTTCATTTAACTCTACAACGTCAAGCACGGCATATCACCAAGGCTATTTTGCCAAACCGATGCGCGACATGAGCAAATCCGCAACCATCAACGGCAAGGATTTTCCAGGCGAATGTATGCCACCTAAAGATGATGCCATTACTATTGTGTGGCAAAGCAAAAACAAGGTGACGATTTACATCAAAGTGCGCCCTTACGATTGCCCGAAAGATATTACGGCAAACATTTTCTTAGATTTAGAAACCTTAGGAGATTAATAAATGGAACGAATCAGCGGAATGAGTTTTGATTTCTACATGATGGGCTTTCCGATCCACGTGGAATCAGTGAATCTATCCATTAGTGATAATAGTGCTGTGGCTTTAACCCGTGGTATTCCTGATGGTTGGGTAAGCGGTGATGTAGCCGCAGAAGGTGAAATTGAGCTCGATTCAAAAAACTTTCAAAAACAAAAAAAGCCTTCCCAAACACTGTTGGAAAGGCTCCATATTAAGCTTCTACTAATGAACTTAAAAGGTAGGCATCGACTAACTGTTGTGTTGCTTCAACCGAATCAAGATGCGTTCTTTCATAAGAGTGGCTTGATTCAATTCCTGCACCGAGCAAAGCGTGTTTCACTTCTGCTCCAGCACGCATCGCTGCTGAGGCATCACTACCATAATAAGGATAAATATCTAATTTAAATGGAATGTTCTTTTCCTTACATAGAGATACAAGATGTTGACGGAAATCAAAGTTATATGGGCCTGAACCATCTTTCACACAGACAGAAACGGTATATTCGTCTGTTTGTTGGTCATCCCCCATCGCACCCATATCCACAGCTAAGAATTCGACCGCTTTTTCTGGAATGCTACTGTTAGCTCCTGTACCAGTTTCTTCAATACAACTAAACATGAAGTGTGTTGTCACTGGTAACGTGATTCCTTCTGATTTGTATTTCTTTAATAAGGTTAATAAAATTGCAGCACTCACTTTATCGTCTAGGAAACGGCTCTTAATGAATCCTGTTGGTGTGATGATAAAACGTGGATCAAAAGAAACAAAGTCCCCTACTTCGATTCCTAATGCACGCGTTTCGGCTTCGTTTGTCACTTTCGCATCCAAACGAACTTCCATATTGTCTTGACTACGCTCTACCGTTCCGGCTTCACGGTATACGTGTACGCTTGTTTGATGTAATAAAATTGTTCCTGAAACAGTCGTTCCATTGCTAGCAATGTGAACCGTACAGTTTTCTCCTTCTATCATATTCCAAGCAAATCCACCAATACGGTCAAGTTTTAAGCGTCCATCTGGTTTTACTGCGCGAACAATCGCTCCAAGTGTATCGATATGCGCTGTTACGACGCGCTGTTTTTCGTCCATTGCACCAGGTACTGTTACAACCACTAATCCTTTTGCTGTACGTGTTGGCTCATATCCCATATCCGTTAAGACATCGATTAAATAGTCTTGCACATCTCTGGTGTAGCCAGTTGGTGACGGAATTGCTACAAGTTCTTTCAAGAAGTTTACAGTTTGATTCATACTTTCTCCTCCATTTCACTGTAAGATTAGTATAGCACATTGCTGTTAAAATCAAACTGTTAGCAATTGTCAACCTTCATTAGCAACCATTTTTGTAAAAAGGCTTGCATATTAGAATTATTAGATTTATAATATATGTATATTACAACTTGAAAGGATGTATTTCATGAAAAAAGCAATGAAATTATTCGCTGTGTTATTTACAGCATTATTCGTACTATTAGGATGTGCGAAAGAAGAATCTACAGCATTCGAACTAAAGAATGGTCCGCATACTTCAACAATAACTTATTACTATAAAGGAGACGTTGTAACGAAGCAGTCTGCTGAAACGAAATACGTTATTTCTGAGTTACCAATCTCTGAAGACGAAGCAATGGAACAACTTAAAGAAGAGAATGAGGAATACACTAAAATCAAAGGGATTACTGCTACTCTAGAATCAAAAGACGGAGTGATTGGATTAAAAGATTTTCCAGGAGAAATAATAAGATTATTCCAAGAAGCTGGATTCATATATCATTCAAAGGTAACAATATATAAAGATCCATTAGTTGAAGCAACAAGAACCAAAGCACTAGGGTTATTACATAAACAATTATGTAAAGATTCAAGTTTATGCAGAAATGGTTTGCCTGATTATATTGTTACATTTAGAAAAGATGGAGAAAACCCTGAAAGAATAGAACACCCTGAAGGTTTAGTTAGATTTTATGGAGAAAATGAACCAGAAGGAATAAAAGGAGATAGACCAGAACCTGATCCTGAAAAAGTAAAAAATAAAGAAAAATATAACGAATTGCCTGTTTATTCTCACCAAGTATGGAGAAGGTATGCCAACCCTGTATGGATGGATATTAGACAAACAAATACTTTGAATAGAACTAAGGCAAGATCAGAAGAAGATGAAAGACATATATGTCCTTTACAGTTAGATGTAATAGCCAGATGTATAGAATTATGGACTAATCCAAATGATATAGTTTTAGATCCATTTATGGGAATTGGAAGCACTCAATATATGGCACTAGAAATGGATAGAAGAAGTTTAGGAATTGAATTAAAAGAAGCTTATTTTAATCAAGCCAAACTAAATCTAGAAACATTAGAAGAAGAAAAAGCAAAGATTAAATTAGAACAATCTTCTTTATTTGAAGGAATGGATTCAAAAATATATGAATAAAGGAGATTGAAAATGCTAGAAAAACAAGTTGAAAATAAAATAAAAAAATGGTTGGAACAAAACAATCACTGGTATTTTAAGGTACATGGTGGACCATTTCAAAAAACAGGAGTACCCGACATTATAGCTTGTATAAATGGTAAATTTGTAGCTATAGAAGTTAAAAGAAGTGATGGTGGAATTGTTTCAGAGTTACAAAAAGCTCAAATACAAAAGATAAAAGATAGTGGCGGATTGGTTGGAGTAGCTCACAATATGGAAGAGTTTTGGCAAATATTAAAAGATGGTGGGTTGATATGATGCTATATCAATATCAAAAAGACTTACTGGATAAAAGTTTAAAAAATTATATATATCCATTAGGAACTGGAACTGGAAAGACAATATTATCAATACATCATTACTGGAAGCATGCACAAGGTAAAAGATTAATTAT